GGTGAGAACAGTGTAATGTCGCCACCTGTAATAAGTCTTTCATACATTAGTTTGTTAAACTGTACACCGTAGTCCATATGACGTACACGGTTATCTTCTACACCCTTGTTGTTTTTTAGCACTAGTAAGTCTTCAACTTCTAAGTGCCAAATTGGATAGTAAAGTGTTGCAGCACCATTGCGCACACCGCCTTGACTACAACTGCGAGTTGCTGCTTGGAACATTTTATAAAATGGAACAACACCTGTGTGATATGCATCACCTTTGCGAATCGGAGAACCAATAGCACGAATACTACCAGCACCAATCCCGATGCCTGCTTTTTGACTTACGTACTTTACAATAGAGGAAGTAGTAGCGTTAATACTATCAAGACTATCGCCAGTTTCAATAAGAACGCAACTACTAAACTGACGCTGAGGAGTGCGAACGCCAGCCATAACAGGGGTAGGCAAACTAATGTCAAAGTTGCTAACAGCATCATAATACTCCTTTACCCATTTTAATCTTGTTTCACGTGGATAGTCTGCAAATAGTGTAGCGGCAATAAGCATATAAGCCATTTGCGGTGTTTCTTTAATTTCACCAGTTACACGGTTTTGCACTAGATACTTTCCACGCCACTGCTCCATTGCAGCGTATGTAAAGTTTTCGTCACGATCATGTTTGATGTAATCGTTTAGTTCGTTCCATTCGTCAGCAGAATAATCTTCGAGTAGTGCAGAATCATACCAACCTTCTTCGACATTTCGTTCAACAAGTTCTTTAATATGACAAGGCTCAAAACTTCCGTAAACATTTTTACGTAGATGGTATACAATTAGCCTTCCTGCAACCCATTGGTAGTTTGGTGTGTCTTCATCGATTAGCTCGCTTGCACTTTTAATAAGTGTTTCTTGGATATCACTACTAGTAATTCCATTATAAAAATGTAGGTTGCTTTTCATTTCAACTTGACTAGGACTTACACCATTAATGCCGTCACATGCATAAAAAACGACCTTGTGTAATTTATCAAGGTCGATTGCTTCTTTTGTTCCATCTCGTTTTGTTACTTGAATATTGCTCATTCTGTCTGTTTTCCTTAAATATATTCCGGAGCCGAATCTTCGACGTTCAGCTTTTTATTGTTATTTTACGATGTCTTTAATTTCTACACGATAATTGATGTCACAGCTACCGTCGGTTGGTAATGTACTTATTCTACCACGTTCGTAATTAAGCAGGTGTTTATTATCGATAAGCACACAAAGTTGTTGAAAACTTTTGGTGCGACAAGTCACGTAGATGAGTTCATTTTTAATGTCATGGTTTGCATAATAAATTGTATAACTCATGCCTAGTGCCAAACTATTCTCACAAAAATCTCCTTGATGTAACATCTCCCAAGGAGTTGGCCATCGACTAGCATCTACTGGATCGATAGCTATACTTACAAGCGGTGCAGATTCCCACCACTTGATTACTATAGAGCACACTTCACGTGTGTTTGTTGTGTCTAAGCTACGTCGAAATTCTCGCCACATACCTAATCGTGTACTAGGAGATTCGAACCAAGCTCTATGATTTAATTGCTGTTCCAAAGTTGATACGTATATTTAAATGTTGCTATAGCGTTGTCATTGTCTGTGTATTGCAGTTGTAACGTATCACTGATACTAATATCTGCGTTAAACACAATGTCAACTGTTCCAGTTTCTGTGTAATTGTCATCTAGCATTGTAGTACTAGCTGTAGTATCGGTGCCAAAACGTATTTGACCAACACGGATACCATTTGATGTTGAAAGTGTATAATCCATTATAACAACATTATAGTTTCTTGTATCTAGAGAAAAACCTGTGTTTGCTAAATTGCCGTTAGCTGGTAACTGTACAGAATAAGGATTAGTTGAAAATCTTTTTATTTCTACTTCTGAATTGTACTTGGCTGTAATAACAGCACCGTTTGCAGGAGGTGTTGAAAACAATAGCGTAGTACTGTTTACTGAATAATCTGCAGCGTTAACTTCGTTACCGTCAACTAATATAGCAATAATAGAAGTAGGATCAGATAATTCCAGTGGAATTACAAATGTATCAATTGCACCATTGCCGGTTCCTACTGTAACTTCAGCATTTCCGATAAACAAACGCTGTGCATCAGTAGCATAGCCTAGTTCACCTGTATCTAAAATTGGCAAATCAGTGAAGTTGCCTTGTCGCAATTTAATTTTACTAATCTGTGTTGTCATTTCTTTTTTCCTCTATAACGTATTTAGTTAAGGTTATAGAACTCTTCGACTCTTTTTGCCCACTTTTCTTCCCAGTATTTGAATTCAGCAGGTGTTACTTCAAACAGTTGCCACTCGCATTCTCGACTGCACATAAAGATGGCAATGTTTTTAATTTCTGTGCCATACAGTTCATTATGTGCCATGCCATATGCAGCACCTTGCATAAAGTAATCATCGATCCATTCACGCTTTTTAGGTTTGTTGGTTTGCTTAAAATCCATAATTGTGGGCTTGCCTTTGTACACGCCAACTAAGTCAGTTGTGCCTGCATATAACTCAGGATAACACAAGTTTACTTCGCTACCCCAAACTTCATCCAAGTATGGCTCTACGTTTTGTTTTACTGTATCAGCCATCATACGGCTTTGTATTGTACTTTCGCCTGCATACTCTTCGTTCTTAACCCACGCTTCTAACATGTTGTGCATTTGTGTGCCAACATTAGCTGCTTCTGTTACGATCTTTTGAGCTTGTTTTTCACCTACACGCTTTTTCCAATTTGCAAGTGCTTCTCTTTTTTCTTTGGGTTTCGTTTTATCAAGAATAGTAGTAACGCTAGGTACAGGTTCGCCATACGGATTTTCGTACAAACGTTTGCCGTTTACACTTTTACGTTTAAATTCTTGATAAGGATATGGTGAATTGATTGTTAACATACTGTTACAATATATTATTGTAAATCAGATGTCAATAGTTAACTACCCATTTGAAAGTTTTATTTGTATTATTATTTGTTTGACGTTCAATGGTATAGCCCAGATTTTCAAAATAGTCGATCACTTGACGCATCTCGTCGGCTTTTGCACGATCTTCTATGCTACCTTGCCAAACTTGCCAGTATGTAACACTTTCTGGATTTGATGCAGTGGTTGTGGCTGCTGATAATCCCAAGTCGGCGTTTGCTGTTCCGGCTCCGATTTCTAATTCCCATGTTGTGGCTGCAGGAGAAGTATATGTTAATACTAATTTGTTAGAACTATCTTTGCTTGCAACAATGCCACTAACAGCGGCATCATTGATATCTGAAATAACATTGTTTAAATTAAGACCGCTAGTACCTAGAGATATTGTAGTGCCATTTACTATTATTGTAGAAGGACCTGCAATAGTTGGATTAGTAACAGTGCCTGTTACTGTAATAGTAGGAGTGCTTTCGGTCATATCTGTTCCGTCGGATACAGTTGTTTGATATGCGCCGCTAGTTGCATCAGTAATAACACTTTGCATAATAGAATTAGTTTCGCTAAAAATAGATAGCTGACTTCTTGCAATAGTACGTGCTTGATTGCTGTTAATACTGTAACTCATAATTTCTTATCTTTCTTTGTAAGTTGCTTTGATGCCATCTTAGATACAGTTTTGTCATCTTTTTGTTTCGGGGAATCTGGCAATGCTGTATCTAATATAGTTTCAACACCGTTGGCACTTCCTACTATTTTAATTTTCTTTAGTAGATCTAACAAGTTACTCATGTCAACAACAAAACCACTAGCTTTTAGTCTGGCAAGAATAGCTGGTGTTTTTACTTTAGTTTTGCCTTGCGCTTTTAAACGCACTACAAGTTCTTCTAGTGCATTCAAAATTTCTGTTTGACTCGTGTCTTCTAATAGATCTACTAATCTCATTATCTAAAATCTGCCATTAGTTTTTGAAATTGTGCTTTTGATAAACCTGCTGTACGAGCTGCTTCTAAAACTTTTTTCTTAGCTGCTAGTACTTTCTGTTCTGCAATTGCACTTTTTTCCATGTTAGCTAAAACGCTTTCACCTTTCATTTCACGACCGACTGGATTTTCTTCTCCTGCCGCTGCTGGTTCTGCACCGAATTCATCTTCCATGTCCATGTCGCCTGCATCTGGCATATCCGTTACTTCTGGTTCCATGCCCATGTCAGTTGGCATAGCTGCTGCTGGAGCTTCGCCACGTGCTGCTAGTGTTGCGTTTTCTAGCATTTCTTTTGCTGCTTTAGCTTGATCTAATAGACCTGCTAGTGCTGCTTCTGCACCGCTATTGTAAGCGTCTGCTTGTTCAAATCCTACTTGCTCTTTCATTGCATCAACGATTGGCATTAGTTTTTGTACTTGCATTTCTGCTAGGTCTTCGACCATTTTTTGTAGTTCGTCAACTAGCTCTTGTGCTGCTAGCATTACTTCAGCTTGCTCTAAGTCTGCTGCTTCTTTTACTGTTTTTCTCATTACTTTTCCGTTTGTTCTCGCTGGTGCTACTTCATTGATATATGTGCGCAATGAGTGTGCAATTAAATGCAATTTGTTGTACTGTGGATTTTCCCAGTAAGTTAAATCGCTTTCTTTGATTTGTGTAATTTTTGCATTAGTTGTAGTAAGCATACGCTCTAATGCACTTGTGCTCATTTCGCTGATGTTAACATTAGTACCAAATGTATTGGCAAGAATACTGTTAATTTTATCTACGCTATGGGCTGCTGAGTTTAAGTCGTTTAAATACATTGTTTTATTCCCCGTTTAGTATATTTATAGTCTTTTCATGATTTTGCGTTTAGCTTCTGCAACTTTAATTTTTGCTGCGTCTGCTTTAGCAAGTGCAATATCTTCATTGATACCACGCTTTGCACGAGCATTGTGTGTCCATACTTCGTGTAAGGCTGTAGTATACTGTGTATCATAGTGTTCCAATTCTTTCACACCACTTTTTCCAGTCATGTATTTTTTAACAATACCCATAGCAGTTTCGAACAGTGCCAGTTCTTGATGTATAATTTTATTAGTGCTAGTTTCAACTACATTATAAAAACGTTTTTCTCTGCCAGCAAACTCGTTTAGTACAATATCAATTCTATAGTTTTGTACAGTGACGCTTGACTCATCGATTGTGCTTGTCATTGCTACTTGTAGATCCACGTCACGTTCTGCGGCTTCCATTAAATCGGTTGCTGCAATTTCAACTTTTTCATTCATCATTCGTGGATTGGCACCTTGTAGCTTAGATAAGATATCGTGCATTGCTTTTGTCTCGGCGTCCATTGTTATTACCTACTGTAGTTGTTTATGTTTAATTTATAGCTAACACCTTCTGCATTAATCACTTTATCTAGTACACCTCTAGACACTAGTGTTTGTGCAATGTGTGCTTCTCTTTCACTTAGACCTTGCTTTTCTAATAGATCTTTTTCGCAAAAATGTTCGTTAATAAATTTACTTTCTCTAATACTTACAAAAGTTGGAAAGCCACCTTTGGTAACAAATGCTCTCATTGTTGTCCTCCTGGTTGCATCAGTCTAGCTGGAATACCAGTTGGTGCTTTACGTCTTCTTTTTTCTTGGCGATATGCTTGTTGTTGAGCAACAGTTGCGTTTGTTGCAGCATCTGCTTGCCTATTCATCATACGCTTGTTTTGGTTTGTAACGTTTGATGTGTTTTTGCGGACAGCGGCTTTGCTTGCGCCTTGTGCAGGTTCATCTAACATACCATACTCTACGATGTCTTTTACTTTCATGGCTTTATACCTTATTCAACTTTTGTACAACACGGCTTGCTGGATTAAACTTTTTAGTACGTTGTGCCTTTTTGGCCATACGTGCACCCATACGTGCTTTTGTTTTACGTAGCGTCATACGTTTTTTCATGTCAATTGGTTTACTACATTGACTTGGATTACTTACTAAACGGCCCGCACGTTGTCCAACTGAACAACGATATTTTCGAGTAACTTTGTTACCCGAACGTGCCCATACTAGCTGTGCTTCCACAACAGGTTCTTCTGATGTAAATTCATTTAAGTTCATATAGCTATTTATACGGAAAGTGTTAGGACATTAACAGTGTGGCAACTACTGTTAATACACCTGCTACGATGGTACCACCAGTACCCATCATAATTTTATTTGTTGTGTTTTGTGCTTTAATCATATCTTCACGGAGTCTGCCAAATTCACGTATACTGTCTTCACGCATATGCATGACAGATTTTTCGATACTATCTAATCTGGTTTCTATATTGTTCACCTTCGATTCCAACACACGATACCTCTCGGCACACAGGTCAACGTGTGCTTCCAAATTTTCACGCTCTATCTGCGTGGTTGCAATTGTAGTTACTGACATAGATTCACTCTTCTACGGCTTAAATGCTTCTTAGCATCGTGTTGGTAGGAGCCTTGGTATGTTTGCCTAATTTTTTGTGCCTAAGTGTAGAGTTCGCTTTTGCTTTCTACAATATTATTTATCGGTTACACATACTTTAAAAAGTATATGTTTAACTGTTCAGGGTCTTTTGTTTCAAATGTATTAGATAAAAAGTTAACAGTTTCGTTTAAGTATGGTGTAAACGCTGCACCGTCGCAATCTTCTTTTAAAAAATAGACGCTATCGTTATGATTACTATAAACATCCGTATGCTCACTTACAAAATCAAATTTCCATACTGTATGTAGTCCTTTAAATGCGTTTCCGAACTTGTAATTAACTAAATCTTGTGTCTCTTGCACCAATACACTAGTATGTATGGGCTGACTACGCAACCCTATTAACTGTATAAGTGTGTTTAAATTTTGTTGCTGATTATACCCGTCGGTGTTTTTACTGTTAGAGTTTGTAATTTTACTATCTGTAATATCGACTAAAGTATAGGCTGTGTATTTGTCTTGCAAAAGAACCTCATTAGTGACTTGCTAGTTTTTTACCTAGCTGACGACCAATAAAGTAACCACCTGCTGCACCGATTGCTATTTTAGAAGCAGTGCTTAAACCTTTTTTCTTCTCTGCATCTTGTACGCCCGATAGTTCCATACTATTACTTGCTGCATACTTTTTAAGAGGTAGATATAATTCGCTTTTAAATGCGTTCGCTCTATAGTACTGGAGTAGCCTTGTTACTGCTAGTTTCTTTTGTGAACTAGTTGCACTTGTCCAGCCTGCTGCGATTCTTCTAACACTTCTATAGTTGCTGTTTTGTATGTCTAGAGAACGTTCTAGTTGTAGTAGCATAGCATTAACGCCAGGAAAATTGTTACCCGAACTTAATGATATAAAAAACTGTCTTAGTTTGTCTTCTGGGAGATTTACTTTTGATCTTTGTATTGCTTCTTTTGAACTGCTCGATGCACCAGTTTTAATTTGATTTAGTGCAACATACAAATCTGTAGAACTTTGTCTATATACATCAAAGTTTCTATACTTGTATGTTTCTGCTGCATAGCGTTTTGCAAAAGGAGCATTGTTGTAATCGTTATACAAAATCCACAGTGTAATAATATTTAAAAATGCAAAGTCTAGTACATCACGCATGTCAGCATTTTGTGCTTGCTGACGTGTTCTATACATTCTACTTTCATTTAAATCTTTTACAAAGCCAAAACCAGTTGGAGCATCATCATCTAGTGTATGCCCTCCTGATATTTGTGCCCATTGTGCTGCGGTATATCTGTTTTCCATATTAGTATTTACCTTACAAGTTTGGCGTCCAGCGATGACGTGGCACTAGCTTAACTTTATCTCTGCCAGCGACATAACCTTCACCGCCTTCTTGGCCTTTTGTAGTTGCAGTGACATCTGCTGGTGCTGCATCAAGTTGGTCAATAATATGATTTTTAACTGTCATAATTTTTACAACTAAGGATAGTATAGCATTTAAGCCGTTTGTATCTCCTGCCATCAATTTTGCTTGTTGACCTTGACTTACTTTACTTGTTTTAAGCCAATCGTAAAACCCAGTAGTTAGTTGATCCAGTTTACCTTGCTTAGTCATTTGATTAACATAGTTATAAACAATAGCACCTTTGTTGCTTAATCCTTGTTCAGGAGCAAGCCACGCATCAATTAACTGACCGTTTGCTTTTGCTTCGTTTAATATTTCTGCTACTTCGCTTGTGTCTATTTTAGGAGTATGAGCTACATAAGTTTGACCGAACACAACAACTTCTTTTGTATTCAAACGCTTAGTGTCTTTAAGAGGTGTTCCTTGTTTGTCGCCAAATGATCCATACAAACTGTGTGCTGCAATACCGATGCTGCTTTCGCCTACACGCTTGCCTAACTCACTTGCCCCATTTATTGTATATGTAACATTGTTTGGTTCAAATACAAAGTTACCATCGGAAGTTGTAAATGGTTTGCTTGGACTATACAACAAGTCTCCGTACACAAACCCACGCATTTCTGCAGGTGTGTTTCGTTCCATAATATCAAATACTGCGGCCATGTTGTTAGCAAAGTCTGCACGCCATTCTTCGCCTTTGCCTGTACTCATAATAAAGTTTTTTAGATCATCACTGCTAGTGCTTTTATTTTTGCCCCAACCATTTTTACCTGTTAGTACAAACGAACCATCACCGTCACGCCCCCAGTAGATAGTAGGATTGCCGTCCCACTTAATTGCAACGTCACTGGTGTCTTGTCCTAGTCTTTGTAGAATTTGTGCTGCTCTAACTGCTCCGCTACTTCCTTCGGCGAATACTAAATCTTCTAAGTGTTGGTATTCACGCCCAACTTTGGCTGCTTCAGTTAGTATCTCTCTTGCTCGCATTACTCAAGTTCTTTCCAGTTTGGATCGTTTCTTAAATCTGCTAGCATTGCATTGCCTGCTTCTTTACCCAACGCTGCCATAATAGCTTCTACGCTGCCTAAATCTTTTCCTGAGGCATTTGGGCCAATTAATGTTTTTGCTACTTGATCGATGTTGTCAGTTACAAGATCTGCTTTTTTGCCTTTAGCATCTCTGTTAAACAAACCTTGGTATGGTGACCAAAGCATGTTTTGTTTTTTAGCGAGATATGCCATAGCAATTTGTTTGTTTACACCTTTCCACTTTGAACCTTGTGGAATTGTGTGTGTATGGAATTTTGCTGCATTCGCTGCATTAGGAACAACCATAATGTCTACTTGGTGTGCATGGTCACCCATAGGCACTTTAACATGCACACTAGTACCGCTTTGTGCAGTTTCCATACCTGCTAAGTCAAACGTTTGACGAAGTTTTTGTCTAATTACTTTATCTGGTTCATCTGGCATATTGTATTCTTGACGTAGTTGATCTACATCTACAATCATATCTAAGTCGCCGCTTACTTTACCTGGAGTAGGCGTAGCACCCGAACCAATTGGAATTGCTTGTGCATTTACTTTTTGTAATACACTGTTGATTACCTTCATAATACCTGGAATCATTTCGTGGTCAAAGCCGACTGTACCGTCAAAGATGTTACCACCTTCGTGTAAGTGCAGATCTTCTTGTCTAATTCTTTTAATACGGCTACCACGACGTTTACGTCTTTTGTAACTACCGCCTAGTATGTCTTGGATCTTCAACTTTACTAATTCCTCTTTGAAACTTTTTAGGATCTTTAGTTCGAATACTATTAATTAAACGTTTGTTTAAATCTGCTGCAGTTTCAACATCGAAACTTTCATTAATTAATTCAATTAAATTAATAGCAGTAACAATAACTTGCTCGGCATTGGACTCGACAATCTGCTTTTTGTCTCTGCGAGGAGCCATTGCATTAATTTCTTCTAGTAATGATCTTGTTTTTCTCTTCATTGTAATAGTATTTAGTTGCTTTATGGTAAATATTGTTGCTGAAACATTGATGGATAGCACTTATGGCACTTTTGCATTTCCTGATTACGAACTTAGGACCCATTGCTAATAAGAATGATAACATCAATGGTATGCGGGCAACAAACAGGCTTACTTTTTGGCTCATACAGGCTCAAACTTATTGACTCCTAAAGGCTAGCCCGTTGTTCAATATCATACATAGACTAGATAAGGTCAACGGCATTGATGTTTCAGCAACTACTCTCTTCGTTTTAATAAGTTTTGCAATCTGTCAGAATTGTTAACTGCAGTAGTTGCGGGTTGTGCCACTTCTTGTCCTGCAGGTGCAACTGTAGACTTTTGCTTTAAACTTTGATAAATGCTTGCTACTTGTCCTTCTTCGCCCTGTTCATCTTCATCCAAATCCGTAATGCGCAATGTATTCATATCATAACCTAAATCCAGTTTAGTACCAACACCGCTACTACTACGTGTTTTCATAAACTGAATTTGTACTCTGCCACGCTCACGCATTGCTCTACTGCTAAAGATACCAATCAAGTTGTCTGCTGTATTAATTTTACTAATACCACCTGCAATGTGCGAATGGTCAAATTCAACTTCATCAACAGCACCACGATTCAACTGCGATGCTGTAACAAATAATGTATTAAGTTCGATTGCTAAGTTACGCAACTCTTCTGATACAAACTTATCTTTAATAAATTGATCGCTTGGATTAACTTTAACACTTACAGGCATCATCAAGTCTAAGTAGTCAACAAATAACCCGTCTACTTTAATATTCTTTTGTATTTGAAATTCTTTAATATATGCTTTGATGTCGTTAACTGTTGCACCGTTTTTCATTTGAATAACTTGTAGTACGCCTGCTTTTTTACTTGCCATTTTAACTTTAAGTTCAACGTCATCTGGATTCTTCATAACGTCACGTGTGCTCATGTTAGTAAGCATAGCGTCTAGTCGCATACTACACAGTTCTTCAGATAGTTCTAGAGAAACATAAACAACGTTCTTGCCAGCAAGTGCCCAGTTAAGTGCCATGTTCTGCATAAACAGAGATTTACCACTACCCGACCCACCTGCAAAGATGTTTAGTTCGCCTGGATTAAATCCGCCGTACAATACTTTGTCCAAGCTCTCCCAGCCTGTTGAATTTTGTCCTCTGTTGTCTTTAATAGTTTGAATACGTCCTGCTGGATCATCCCAATAGTTAAGACCAAAGTCTTTAGCAAGTCCAATACTAACAGCATCTTTAATTAATTGTTCTACACTGCCATACTCATGTCGTTCTAGTTTATCAGCACTTTGCAAGATTGCGCCTTCAAGTGCTTTGTGTCTACAAAACTTTTCGTATTCATCCATAAACCAGTTTTTATGGTCGTCTGTTACTTTACTAGTAATGTCATCAAACTGCTGACTTGTTTTTGCAGCAATTTGTTCGTGTGTAGGCAAGTCGCCATAGCCGTCTACGTGTTCTTGTATAAAGTCCATAACAGGCTGAAACTTGCGAGCAAAATATTTGCTGTTAGTAATAGCATTACAACGAACAAACAAGTCTTTCTCTGCAAGCAAAAACTCAATATAAAGTTTTTGTAAATCCTCTGTATATTCTTCACTCATTTTTTAATTCGCCTGATAACTTTTTAGCAATGTATTCGTCATATGTGTATATCATACGCCAGTCTTTGCTTTTGCGTGGCACTGCGCCATTCATATCCATAGTTATAACGTACTCGTAGTAATGTGTCAACCAAATACGTTCATTGGTAATATCGCTACGCTTTGGTAACCATGCAAACTTTTTAATCCATTCGCTTTGTAAATCTGTATGTGCACTTATATGCTTCATCTTTTCTGCACGCCTGTAAAAATCCTCATCTCTAATATTGTAATCATCTACAATAGGATTTTGCAAGTACTTGTATTTTCGTTGAGTTGCTCTCTGCACTATCTAATATACTCCTTACTGTAAACAATCTGCCATATTTTTGTACTGCATCCGCAGCGTCTTTACAATCTTCCCATGGCGGAAAACTTACATTCCATCCTCGTTTGATTGCTGTTTTAACTAATTCCATGCCAGCACGGTCTGCGTCTGGTACAACAATAATTTCTGTTTCTAATTTGTCAACTATATCACACTGTGTCATACTAGGAGTATTGCCTTGCATTGCAACGCCTCCAACTAGTAATGCGTCAAACTGTCCTTCGGTAACAATTGTGTACTTATGCGACTTTTGTGCGTCGATGTTGTACACAAAATGTTTTGGCGATTGTAGGTAGTACTTGGGCGTTTCTTTGTTAGGTGTTTGACCTACCCAACGTGCAGTGTATCCTACTGTACGTCCTTTATAATGAAAAGGAAGTATTACTCTGTTGCTAAAATGACTGTAAGATGACCAGTGCCAGTTTTCATAAAAGTCAACGCCACGCTCGTTAACATATTCACATGCTGCTATAAATTTTTGTAGTTGACTTTCAGTTAATTTACTAGTGTCAACATCTTGTAACCGTACACTTTCAGGCGGTAAGCTATTTTCTTTCCAGTCTATTACAACTTCACGTGGAGTGTCTTGTTGTATAAACTGTTGTGCAATATTAGCTTCTTCTTGTTCTTTGAGTAGTTCGAAATTAACTCGTTGTATTTGTGCAGGGTCTGCTCCAAATTGCACAAGCAACTCTTGCAATCTACCGTTTATTTTTCTGCCCGGTGACCATCCAGTTTTAAATCCGCAATTAAAACAGTTGTATTGGAATTTGTCATCTTGAAACATGAGCCCGCCACGTTTACGTGTATCAGCACGATGTCCACGTGTTGTACACATTGGGCAGTTACCACTAACCCAGCCGCTAGGTGTTTGTTTCCAACCACCAGGAATTGTTTGTCTAACAAATTCGATTACTATCATATATTGATATTATGCTCTATAGATAATTTTGTCAAGTGTTCCTGTGTTAGCAGGATCTGGAGTATGACTGAATCTAACCCACATAAACATGCCGTCCCAAGTAAAAGGAACAACACCACTTGTATTAGTAAATGTCCAACTATCATTTGCGCTTTCAGGATCTAACTGAACTGAAAACCAATCTTTGTCTGTAGGACTTGTTTCAAGTGTTGCTTCTGCACTAAATGTTCCTGTGTATCCAGTTACATAAACTGCAACAGTATTAGTACCGTCACTGTTCGGTGTTTGTGCTGTACTTGCTAATAGTCCGGTTTGATTATTAGCACCAGAGAATGTACTAGTTTCTGCACTTTCTTTTATAGTGCTTGCTGGATTTTCTTTTACTTCTAATACATAAGTTAAACGTGCATTTTGATCGCTGTACAATCCAAAATTACGGCTTTCGCTATCAGTATAAGTAATAGTGACATCATAAAGTGCAGGAGTTAGATTTGCTGTATCATCCGCTGTTAATCTAAACAGTACTGTGCCTAAGGTGTAATCGATAGGAGTAAGAGTTTTAGTTAACATAGTTTGATTTGTTGTACGATTAACAACACTAGCAGAAAATGTTTTATTCTCGATACTGACAGGTTTACGTGATGTATCAGTTACAAAAAATTCAAAGTCGTTGAACACGCCTACATAAGCAATTAACGGCTTGTGATTTTGAACACCGTGATATGTAGTGCCACGCCTTGAAGGTAGTAAAATTTCACTACGCTGATTGTAACTATATGCTGTACCTTGATAAATCATGTTTTTAAATCTCCACTAGTATTTATTTGAATAAGTAATAATGAAATGACACATATACCACAAAAATATCAAAAACTACTACAAGACTTTCCTTTTTTAACGCTTGTTGCGTATGGAGGGAACGAATACGTAGGTATTATGCAGAACCAAGATCACCAAACAGCAAGTATGTATCGTTACGATTTAATTAAATCTACCGTAGACAAACAAGAATTCTTAGAACTAGGTGAAGAATGGTGGTGGGGAACAAACCGTATGATCCCAATTAACATTATCTTTAAAAGCCGTTGGGGTAAATTTAGACCTACGCTAGTTACTTTTAGTCTTAAAGACTTTGAAGTAGTGCATGGGCCAACTATTAGTTTAAGCAATATAATTCAAAAACGTGTCAAACGTAGAAACATACAACTTGTAAGAAAACTTAACTAGTTCTAATTGTACTATTAGTTTGAGGATCGATAACGTTTAGTTTACGTCCTGTTTTCTTTTCTGTAGCATGTAGCAGTAGTGCTCTTCTGACTTCATTAGATTTATTAGGCATTGTACTGTGTAGCAATCTTGGATGCCAACACACGAAACTGCCAGCACGAGCTGTATACTGTTGATAATTGTCTGCAAAAAATGTTTGCCACTTTGAATCCTTTTGTACACTCTCAGGATCAAAGAAATATTTGTGTGTACCCGGAACATATCCAGTAGCACCATTGTCTTCATTGAATTGACACATCATTACCATAAACTGCAATCCTAGTAACTCTTCGCTGTATCTAAATTCTTTAAAGCGATAAGGTGTATCAATGTGCGGGCGCATAAAGTTCATGCCGGGGTGTAGTACAATAAAGTCTTGCACATACCATTCCCAATTATCTTCGCCGAATGCAGCATCAGCATATTTGCTTAGTGTTACTTTGAATTCTTCGACAATAGGATGCTCAACTTGTTGTGTCCAGTAATACGCCCAGTCTACTTCTTCTAAAGGCTTTTCCATTTCAGAAACATGATTCCATCCGTACCATTTGATATTTTTATCGTGGCCACGCTCAGGTCCTAGTGTTTTAGCATACTCGTCAAGCTCTTTAACTTTTTCAACATCAAATGCTCCACGTTGAACAGTAAAGCCTATTTCATCTAGTTCTTGTAAAAAAACGTCTCTGTTAATTTCCATTGTTTTATCCTAATTGTTCACATAATAAATTCATATGCACTACAATAGCAGTTGCATATGCTACGGCGTGTGCTTTCTTAAAATAATAAGCATCACTACCTGGAGGTTTAATCCATACTTCACGATTGATTGTATTCCAATCACTATTTAACAAATAGCGTTTAGCAGGACGGATAACTGCAATAGATGCTGCTAAATCTAAAATACTACGTGGTTTTAACTTTTTAATAACTTCATAATGGTTACCAATATGAAAAAGTTTTTCAACAAAATCTTCATGCTCTAGTAATTCCCATAATGGTTCTGTGTTCATTAATTTATTCAAGTGCTCTTCGTTTTGGACATCTTTATATATTGCAACGTTAAGCATATCAACTTTAAAATAGTCTGTTTCTTCTGCTACTTTATGATCGATTGTACATAAACCTTTAAAAGGATCTACAGGAACACGATGAAAGTAAACACCTGTATTATGTTTACGATCTTTTAAACGTGCAGGCACATGTTTTAGTTTGTTTAATACTTGATCTCTACTAGCAAAGTCGATATCAATATCTGGCATTACTCTTTACTCCAGTCTGGTTTGCCTTCTTGTGGCAATTGTCCAATATATTCCTGTCCTGTTTCCATATCTACTAATTTATATTTCCACGGGCACTTTGTGTATACTTTAAGTGTTACTGGTATGTCAAGCTCTGGCACTTCGTGCCCGTTTAGTAATTGTCTATTCAACTGGTTCTCCGTCTATAATATGCCTCACCCATGCAGCGTCTTGCGGATTTTGTTGTGTTTTTTTACCCCAATAGCCTGCATCAACACAGTTAGCTATTCTCATAAAACATTCTTCATTCATCGAGTTTAGTGCTATTTGTGCTCGTGTGCTACAAATAATTATCCAAGGAGATATCTTTCCGCTTTCGACCCAATCTGCAATTACATAGCCGCCTGCTGTTTCCCAGAACTTTTCAAAGTAAGATGTCTTGCTTGCGTTTTCAATAAAACGTTCTAGTGCACGGTCTACTGATTCTTTTTTTACATGATCTTGTACGAATAGCATGTACATGCTATCAGTTGCCCAGTCTTTTAGTTTTGCTTGTTTGCGTATTAACCAACGTGTGTATGCTTCTGCATCGATAACACGTGTGTTGATACAGTAACTACCAAACTTTACAAAAGCACTAAAATATTGACTGTCTACAAAACTAGCATAGTCTTTGGGTTTGCTTTGCATACCTAATCTATAAAATAAATCAAATGCACTAAATCCTGCAATTGTTTCTGGCATGTCCTTGTTAATCCATCTGCGCTTTTTTTCGCACATATGGCTTGCTAAACTAGCTTCACGTTTAAATTCTCTACCACAATATTCACATTTCATTTGAATAGTTCTTTGATTTCTTTCTTTGTTAATCCTTGTTGTTCCATTACATCAGTAAACACAGACTTATCATTTATACTTGCAAGTATTTCAAGTTCGTCATCGTTGTATTCTGGATATTCTTTAGCAAGCCATTCTATTAGTTTATTCTTCTTTCCACGCTTACCCGGAGCAATCCATTCGTGTCGTTGGGTTCTACCTGCTCCTGCTAGTTGTAGTAACTGATGCTGTAACTGCGGATGATGCTTTAGTATATTAAAATGTACATTTGTATAATCGTTTACTAACACCAAGTACTGAGCTGCAAATTTTCCTTGTACACTACTTGCCCAACGCATTTGTGTCCACATACTTTTGCCAAATTTTTCTTGTTCTTCCTCGGTGAGAGTATCCCACCATTTTCTATCACGAGTATCTAATACTCGCATCTCTTCCCCGATGTTTAGTTTGCCGGACATTACCAGAGATCCTCTGTTTTTAATATATCTGGAATTTTATTTGTTTCTTTAACAAAAAATACACATTCAGGCTTTTCAGACTCTGTTAGTGGCACTGCTAGTATATGTCCGTATTTAAGTTTGGGAAAGTACCATTTCATATCTTGATATATGTTTACTATTTCAACTTCTACAAATGCAGGTAAAAAGCCGCTGATTGGATTGAACACAAAACTTTTAAATCCTCTGTCATTTAAACTAGTAATAGGCAATACTTCCGGGTCACCGACCATTGGATCACATACAACTAAACTCCAATCCAGCGGAACACTAACAACATTTTTTCCTATTCTAAGAACCGCAGCCGGGCTACTAAAACTTTCCAAGAATACTAGTGGTACAAAAATATAGTCCGCATTATCTTTATCACTGTAGTCTAAGACACAGTAACGAATATCTTCGATTTCTTCTGGTACATAATCTAAGTCATAACTTTGATTCTCTACTGTTAATATTTTCATTTATAGTTTACTTTCTCTACCCTAAACGGATAGTTCGCTTCTTTATAAAATTTCTTACGTTCAGTTAAATGTCGTTTACTGAACTTTGCACTACTAGTCATGTCCCATATTTGCACATGATCTTTGTCTTGTGCTTTACGTATTCCACGCCCGATGCTTTGTATAACTCTTACAAAACTCTTGCCAGGCTCAATAAGCACAAGATTAAAAATGCGAGGTATATTAATGCCCACGGCTGCAACGCCATAAGTTGCAATAATGATTTTATTGTTTGCTTCACTGACTCCATCATACTCATCTTTCCTGTCTGTTGTTTTCATTGCACCACTGATGAATACTACATCATCGCCTAATCGTTCAACTAAGCCTTCTCCAGCTTTGATACGGTCAACAAGTACAAGTGTGTTACCCGACTCTGCCATACGTGCAATTAGTTCGCTCATATAGTCTAAACGATTTTTGTCTGTTGTCAAGTATGTTAGTTCGCTTTGATAATTGCTAAAGGACACTGCATCTTGTAACTGTAATATATTAACGTCACACTGTGCTAGTACGCCTTGATCTTGTAGTTCGCTAGCGGCTAGCTGGTGTACAACTTCTCCTAATCCTACTTCTAAACTTAGTCGCTCGTGATCCGCTTTGGGTATAGTACCTGTTAGTCCCCAACGAATAGGAACATTACGGAAACTGCCAGTGAGTAGTTTTTTAAGCACATCTGCTTTTGCTTGGTGTACTTCGTCTACCATAATGCATACTACATCTTCTGCAAAATCATCTAAACTCATTTCGCTTTCGCCATCACGAAAACGTTTTTCAATAATGTTCAAACTCTGCCAAGTACAAATGGTATGTGTTTTACCATACTCTTTACGGTCACCAAAGTATACACCTACATCTAGTCCCAAGTTGATATAGTCTGCTTCTGTTTGTGTAACCAAGTCTTTGTTTGGTACAATAACAATGCTACGCCCATACGGTTCAATTAAGTTGCTCAGTGCTGCAGTCATTAATGTCTTGCCC